TCTAAAGATACATTTACAACACTATTAGTAGCTGCTGATAATGTAACTTGTGTGTTTGCTGCTTTAGCACTAGCTGAACCTCTTGAGGGAACTGGGATATGTATTGTATCTCCCTTCTTCCCCTTATGGTTTAGCTTAGTAACTACATTAGCAACCACTAAGTTCGACTTATATGCCCCTATAACTTCATCTGACCAGAGTTCTGGGATAAAGTTACCAGCAATAGTAGTCGTTACTTGGTTTGATCCTAAAGCCATGTTACTTCTCCTTATAAATGGATATTATTTCACCCTACCCTCCGCATAAGCCGAATGAATTTCATCAGCTAGTGAGGAATAACGGTTAGGGTCTGTTACCTGCAAGTTGATTAGATCAGCTCGCCTGTAAATTTTCTTGCCACCTACGGAATCTCCCGATGACCGAGTTTCAGAACTTGTTTTCTTTAGGTTTGATTGAATTTTAGTCTTTTCTTCAGCTTTTGCCTCTTGGGTTTTCTTAGACATTTCTGTCGAGGAATACCAATCAAAGAGTTCAATCGCCAAATCCGACCTATATTCAGTATCAGCCAAACGAAACATTTCTGTCCTCGCTGTACTATCACCGATAAATTTTTGGAAATCAGAGTCTTGAACAGTTTCTTGCCAATCTGGATATGCCTTGTCTAAGGCAGCCAAATTATGCGTCTGCATATTACCCACTCTCTCTTCCCTCGCCTTTATAACATCTGGGTGGTTTTCTATTGCTTGATTCACAGCATTAACTGGATCAGTAAAGAAGTTATCCTCCTGTGCTACAGGTTCTTCTGGTGGAGCAGCTTCCGTTGCTTTATTTTGTGCATCTACCAGACTTTGAATTAACTTGCGTTGCTCTCCGACTTCATTGGATTGCTTGCTCATTAATTTTTCAGACTGTTGATGCATTTCAATAACCTCCTGCATCGATTTACCTGCATACTTGTCTGGAATCTCGAATTCTGGTTGTTGAGTTTCTTCCCCTTGTTGAGGTTCTCCCTCTGCCAAAACTTCTTCTGTTGATTCTGGATTTTCTGTTATTGGTTCACCTGCTTGAGGTGCTACATCTACTACTATACTCATGGTTTTCTCCGCCCACTTGGGGTTATGAAGTTATATTATGTTGGATTCTCCTCTTGAGATTCTTCCAACGCTAGGTTTGTTGCTGACTGTAAACTTAGAATTAAATTTATAATCAACAACTGACCCTTGGCGTGCCAAAGGTCTTGCTCAGAGTTCATAGTGTCGATATTTCCAGCACTATTCTCTAAATTCTTAAAATCTTCTATTAAATCTCGCCATCCCTCAGTTTCCATCATGGAAAGCCTATCTTCTAGGAACTGTATATCTTCTTTTGACATTTATTTTTATTGAACTGTATTTATTACCGCTTTAGTTCCAGCCTCTCTGGCTTTTGCTAGATTTAAAATTGTTTCTGACTTCAGATGTTCTACTTCTGGAATATTCCTTGCAGTTTCTGATCGCATATTCTCGATGTCTGCAATGGTTTTCTCTACCGATGCCGCATCTTTCTGAAGTTTAAGTATCTTTTCTTGTATTTGTAATTCATTAGGTTGATCACTCATAGCCTCAGCCTGCCATTTGATTGCTTTAGCTTCTTCTTCCTTGGCTTCAGCAAGAGTTTTCTGTACATTTGCTTGAAGTTGTTGCATTTCAAGTTGTATACCCATTTGTTGCATCTCTTCTTGTTGTGGGTTTGGCTGATTGCCCTGCATTAGAGCATTAACAATCTGATCTCTGTTATGGATGCTTGAATTCTGGAATAATGCCAATAGAATAACATCGAAAGCAGGTGAATCCTGTGGTATGGTTTGTAGCATCTGTACCATTTGAGTCATTTCCAACTCTTTTGCCATGATTCCCATAGTCGAGTAAGGTATAAACTTGTAGTCTGACACAGGATATCTATCTACATCGAACTGTATCTTCCTCCACATAGCCTTATTAATAAGTGGAATGAGGAATGTATTCTGGAAATTCATTAATGTTCGTTTTTGTCGCTTAATTGCAGCACTTTGTAGCATCGACATACCACTAGCAGTTTCATTTCCTGCTTGGCCTTGGTCATTACTACCAGTACCCATCTGAATCATATTCTGAAGAGATGCGACCTGGTTGAATGTAGTTTGATCTGTTGTACCCATGTCTAAAGGCATGATTGCCTCTCTTGGAGAACCATTGGTCAGGACAGTTTTACCAGCTCGCACCTCGAACTTTACGCCCCTTGGCAATCTAGTGGCATCTGCAGCCATCATAGGTGTTGTTGTGAGTGCCAAAGAGTCAATTCTTGCTCTCATTTCAGCATCAAGGGCCTTTTGGGGGTTGTATCCTTTCTCACACACACCCCGACCCCAGAATTTATTGGGTACTATGTCATGTTGATAGGAAATAAAAGGTCTATCCCTCATCATAAAGGCATTTTCCTCTACTCTGAGGATATATTCGTCATTACACATGGTAACAACCGCCTCTACTAGTTCATCTTTCTTCTTATACTCGAAATCATCCTTATCAGCATTCTTTTTAAGGAATCTTTTGGGTACTTTACCCCAATATTCGCATATTTTGACCGAATCGGACTCATCCGCCTGTTTAATTTCGGGATCATAGCCGAATTTAACAGTATCATAGTCACCATCAAGGGGTACATCTCTATAAATGCCACTCTGGATGCCCTCTACCACATGGTATCTAGGTTTAATTACTTCGTGAGCAACCCCCAGAGCATCATTGATTGAGTTCGCTGATGGGTCAATCAAGAATTCTTTGGGGGAAATCGGCTCAACATGAACATCTATTGATGGATATTCGACTATTGTGCGTGTAGTAGCCATTGTGCCGTCAATTGGTGTTTCTGAGGGTGCTCTTTCTATGCTTTGTTTGACAACAATCTTGCCAACTCCTGTTCCATAGATCGCACCATTGAGAAAAACCTCACAAATGGCATCTTTTACGCCAGTTTTCTCTAGGTCTTCTTGTAATAAGTTACGCACATATTCAACATCGCTTGGGTCTTCATCAAGCATATCATCCTTAATATCGAACCATTTTCCTCGCCCAAATGTTGCTTCTTCTAGCTCTGCAACGCTTGATTCTACCGCTTGTTGTAGGGCAGGAGCAATAAGCCTGGATCTTTCGGTTTGTCTAGTTTTATCTTCAGCAGACCAGATACCACGCCAAAGACGATAGTATTCATCCCACATCGGGATATAGTTTATATTTCTATGTGTTCTCCAGCTTTCAAGTCTATAAGATAGCCAACTTGCTAAAGCCTGGTATTGATTTTCTTTATCCATTAATAGTCAGGGTTCATAGTTTTCTCCAAATTCCGTGCGAGTATAACAGATTATTCACTTAGATGCAAGTGATAATCATTCTCATTTAGTGATATGAGGTATTAATTTGCTCTACTTCAACCGCCCCATCACGCAACATCTTACAAATACTTAAATCAACTGCCTCTCCAAACTCCTTGTTTGGTAGTTGATCTTCTGATGTTAAATCAGTTATAATTTGACACGCTAGCACATAACGATGCATTAGTGTGTCTTGATCATTACTAAAAGCGATAAGGTCTTCCATTTCCTCTAAATCTAAATCTTCATTTAGATATTTATTAATATCCAGCGACATTGTCTAGGGGCCTCCATTCGTCTGATAATTCTATTGAGTGGGCGAAGTCCGCCACCGAAACCTGGTCTATGTAGGCTAAACTATCTAACAAATCGTCATGTGCCAAGTGGTTCGGGAAATCTAGCAATTGTGACTTAAAATCCCTCCAATCCTTATCTGGGTTAAACGAGATTTGCCCATGCTCCATTCTTCCTTGCAGCGACCAAGTAATTCTCTCTGTTTTCTTCTTGCCACCATGGCGTAACTCAATAATGGTTACCCATCGACCCTCAGTACGCATTTCATCTTCCAAATAGGGTAAGATTGCGTTTCTCAGAGAGCCAGTTTCAATTCCTACTGTAGCAGATTCAACTTTAATCGCTGAATGAAGAATCTTTTTAGCAGTTTCCTTGACATTCCACCTGCCGTGGAGGATATCCTTCACCCACCACTTATCTCTATCTATCTTCACGATCGCAATAGCTGTTTCATCCAACCTGGATCGTTTTAAATTCCGTTCTTTCTCTATCGCCTCAAATCCAGCAGGGTCGATAGCAATAACATAACTTCCCTCTTCTGGTTCTTCATCTACCTTAAACCATTCTTCCTTGAATATACCACCAGAAAAGGATTCAAATGATGCCTCGAATTCTTGTCTGAACGACATAGAGGACATTGTTTTACTTGCAGCCTTTATCTCTTTTTCTGGGATAAAGGGATTATCTATCGAGGTGAATTGAAAGGCTTCCCAATCATCATCTTCAAAGGCATCGTTATACAGGTCAAAGAAGTGATTCTTGCCTGCGGGCGTGCCAATAAAAAGTGCACCACCTTGCACATCTGAAAGCGTGGGCCTTATAATCTGTTCCCATACCTGGGGTTTCATGTTCGCATACTCATCTAACACGCAAAATGCCAAGCCAACGCCGCGAAGTGTATCTGGCCGATCACTTCCCTTGAGATATATCTTCCTGCCGTTAATAAGAGTTAATACAGCAGTATTCTCGTGGGCAGCAACAATCAAATCCTTACCCAAGTCCTTTAACATCCCCCACATAATGTCTTTAGCTTGCTGAAATGTCGGGCCAACATAGAAAACATCCTTACTTTCAGACTGAATAGCGTTAATCAATAATAACCACGCAGATAGATAAGACTTTCCAAACCTTCTGCCAGCAGCAACAATCTTAAACCTTTTTTCGGAATTGAATATCTGCAACTGAGCAGGATGTAGATCAATGTTTAATTCAGCCATCTGCAGCTACATTAACGATTACTTCATCCTCATTCTTTTGTTTTGGATTCACAAGCTTCTCTTTCGGGGTCTTGTTGATTTGTTCTTCAATTGATTCTATAGAGGATACATTAATAATCACCTGGGCATCGTTTCTATTCTTATGAGGATCAACCGCCTTCTGTACAGGTAATATCCGATCAATACACATCTTCAGACAATGAACATCGCCCTCCATAGCTTTGTCGATAACCTTTTGTACAACCTCTGGGCCTTTAGCAGACATTATCTCTCTAGAGAGTGCAGTAAACTTATTAACAGAACCCTTCTCTCTACCTTTAGGATTCAAAGCAGGCATTCCTTTATAGAAGTTGGGATTACCCCGCTTCTTTGGTTTTTCTTCCATTTTTAATCCCCGAAAGGTGACATAGGTGGACTAGGTGGTAGTCTTTCTGCTTTTTCCTTAGTCTTTCCAATAACCACACCACTTTCTACTTTTTCAAAACTAGAACCTAGTTCTTTTTTATATACATTCTCCATTACCCCTTCTGGTGTATCATCATCACCGAATAATCTTATATATTCAGAATCTTCATATAATTTAATTGTATCTAGCTTACTCATATATCCTCTTAAATGCGAATGATTCTTATTAGCGTATTATAACACATTAATAGATTGAATTTCATTTTTTTTTGAAATTGCGTTTTTTGTGTCTGGGAGGTAGAACACTATAAAAAATAAAAAGTTAGTGGGGATGGCCCCTCTTTTGATCCAGGATCACAAAATGTTCTTACTAGGAAAATACACATATACATGATATTATATATATATTTAATAGGATCATCTATATAAATAGATATATATGATTAATAATAAATACTTGATTAAAATACTAGGTTATTACTAGCAGCATGATATTAAGATCTAAAAAAATAGAATAAATAATGCCAGATTTTAATAATTATTATTGAATTATTGTTAAATGAAATATAAAAATAAAAATGTAGGATGATGAATCCTTTATCTTTTTTTAATATCCTTTATCTTTTTTAATATCTTTATTACTATTTGATACTTTATTAATCACCATGTTGATGATAACTAATTCTTTATAGTATTGATTATCTGCAAGGGTAATTATTAAATGCTTTAAATTTTAGATTTTAGAGTACTTTTATTAAATAGATACTCTTTACTATAGATATAAAAAAAAGCACCTTTAAAAGTGCTTTTTGTGTTGTTGGAAAATACAACCGATTGTAATGTATTTTGCTACTAGATGCAATACTTTACAGATAAAAAAAATCCCCAGATTAATGGGGATTAATTTTGTTATTAAAAAGTATTAATTTATCTTATATATGGTCGTAAAAAACCTATTTCAGTTTTATCAACTGGATTTGTGTATATGCCAGTTCGACCTTGTAAGCATCTATTACCTTTATAGTGTTTTAGTTGATATACAGTTGACACAAAACAAAGTAAGTCATTGTACAAGCCTGTAGGGATTTTAGTATTAAAAATGATCTTGACATTATCTCCCCTGGCGTGATTACCTTTATATGCTATCTTGACACTATCAAAATATAAACATTTGTTTTTAACATTAAAATGTTTTGATTTATACTTGCCATTGTTTAAAAAAGTTTTTATGATTTTTATGTGTTGTTTTTTCATTTTGTTATACCTCTTTTAAAATTTTATTTAGTTTGTTTATTATTGGTTTTAAAGTGTAATTGCTTTGTATAAATATTCCATTGTAATCAAGAAAATATTTCATTCTTTTATTAAATGTATAGTTTCCATAATGAATATATATCGAATTTTTATTATTTGGAATTAAAACCATGTCACCATTATTTTTTAATTTGCTTTTAATCTCTTTTAGTATTACCATTTTTATTACCTCTTTTATAGTTGTCAATATTGACATTGTTAAAAATACCATAAAACTATATAAAAAGCAAATAAAAAAAAATCCCCAGATTAATGGGGATTTAATTGATCAACTACTATTGATTATTTAAAAAGATAAAAATAACAAAACAAAGTAATTAAAACACTTAGAGATAAAAAACTAAAAATTAAAAAAATTGCTATTATTAAATTGATAAAATTTTCCATGATATTATTTTCCCTGTTTAATGATAAAAGAATTTTTACCAATTGTTACATTGTTACCTTTAGACTTTTTATATTTTAAACCAATAATTTTAGGTAATCTATTATCAGGTTTAACAATACATCCTCTAATACTATTAATACGATTACTCATTAATGTTTTTAAATCTACTATATTTTTTCTATGATTATCGTATAGTCTATCGTCTAAAAATCGTAAGTCTGATTCATCGCCATTAATAACACTACATCCTTTATAAAATAATGGTAGATTTTTCTCAAAAACTACACTAACATTGAAACCATTTTTTAACACGCTTGATACTTGTTTTTGATTGTCTTCTTTACTGCTAAAAGTTAAATGATAGTTTTTAGGTAATTTATTATTCATATATTTTGACATTCTTTTATATTCCGATGTGTAATCATAAAATTGCAAGTCTGGAAAATTATCGAATATATTTAATCCATTTTTATATTTGAATATTTCAAAACTAATGTCGCTTGTACCATTTAATCTAACACAAGGATTGACATTATTTTTTATAGACCTTTTTATAAATAATTCTATTTCATGCTTTAATTGATGCATGAATTTTTTTCTATCTAAAAAATAATGTTGAGTTTTTTTAATTCTGGCGTTTTGTGTGTTTTTCATTCTACCTCTACCAGACCAAAACAAACAATCCTCTATACATTGATTACTAGCAGACGGACAAACATTAAAACCAGATTGTTTAGCACTTGCTAAATATAAAATGGCAGTTGAATAATGATATTTGTTACCTTTGATAGTTTTGGAATCACTACCAATTGATAAAAGTTTTTGAGTTTTATTTTTCATTTTTTGCCTCTTTGTTTTTTATATATTCTTTTTTAACATTTTCTAATATTTTGGAATTATCGACAATATTATTAATGTCGTTTATCTCTTCTCTTATATAGTCAAAGATTCTAGACCAGATGTACGGGTCAACACATCTTGTCTGGTTTAGTTTCCTTTCAACAAACTGATGTAAAAAAGTTAATAAAAATATTTTTTCAGGTTTATCTAGTTTCTGATAGTTTTTTATTTTGTTTTTAGTAGTCATTTTTAAATATCCTTTTTAAGTTGTCAAAATTGACTCTCTTATTTTATAGTAAAAATTATCTAAAAAGTAAAAAGTGTATACCTTGTCAGTACTAAGTAATTTATTATATTTTGACTATGAAAAAATATTACTTATTAAATCTTAAAAAATATATTTTAAAAAATAAAATTTTAATTTCAAAATTTCAATTTTGCCGCATCGGACACCAGGATCCGAATAGTCGTTTGTACGAAATAGTCCATACACGACCTAAAAGACCTAAATAGCCTAAATAACCTAAATAGTCTAAACACGATTTCCCCTAAATACATTAAATCTTCCATTCTCTGGCAGATTTTTGTTTTGCCTACCCCTAATATCTCTTTCAGATAATCTCTGCTTTTGAAAATAAACCGAAATATTCTACACTTTCGTATCACTTACTATATAATATAGTCACCAACAAAACTTGTTGGCAATATAAAGAGGAAAATAAAATGAAAACACAATACGGAAAAATAGAAACAATGTCAAAAGGCAACATCCAGAAAATTAGATCAATGATTGAGGATTCATTGTTTGTTATTATGGAAGACCATGGACTAAAGTTTGAGTTGGGCAATGGAAGTTACGATTCCGACTCTGTAAAATTTAACGGCTTTAGAATCTCTTTGGCCGATTCTTTAAATCCAGAAGAGAAAGCACTTGAAAGTGTTATATCAACACATAAGTATGCAGAACACTTAGTGACTCTCGATAAATCAAAAATAGGCACAGAAAGAGGTCAACAATTTCAACTAGTTGGTTATAAAACTCGTGCCAGAAAAAGACCTTTTGTTATTCAAGATGTAAAAACAGGCCAGAGATTTGTCACTACTGAACAGAGTGTTTTAAGAATGTTTGGGGAGGACAAGTAATGGGAAAATTTACTAAAGCACAATTTGAACAACACTTGGAAATTTAACTGGGGAATAATTATGAATATTGTTGAAAAATTATGGAAAGTTGTTTTAAGAAATAAAAATAAAAGTAATGGCATTGTGAATTTTAATTTAATCGCATCAGAAGGAAAATGGACAAGTCCACCTTGTGATATGTGTATTGATGATATGTTTAATGTTATTTATTGGATCGAAACTAACCATACCAAAAGAACAATCAAGAAAAATTTTGGTAGTATTGATTTGTATTCACAACTCGAAACTCATTTAGAGGAGCAGATTTATGATTAGAACAAAGGGCATAAATGTATGTAGTGCTTTTGATGGAATTTCTGGGGCACAAGTTGCCCTAGAATATTTGGGAATTCCAGTTGATAATTACTACAGTTTAGAAACGGATAAATATGTAATTTCCGTTACACAAAAAAACTATCCCGAAACTATTCAGTTGGGTGACATTAGAAATGTAAGTGGTGACCAGATGCCAAAGATTGATTTGTTTGTTGGTGGTTTTCCTTGCCAAGATTTATCTTTTGCAGGTCACCAAAAAGGTTTTCAAGAGGGCACTCGATCTTCTCTATTCTTTGAATTTCTAAGACTTCTTGACGAGATCAAGCCAACCTACTTCTTGGTAGAAAATACTTTAATGAAGAAAGAATACCAAGACATCATTAGCGAGAAACTTGGTGTTCAACCTATTATGATCAATAGCAATCTTGTAAGTGGTCAAGAGAGGAAGAGAAATTATTGGACTAACATACCCGAAGTCGGTCAACCCGAAGACTTGGGTATTATGTTGTCTGATTGTCTTGAATCTCAAACTGGCGAGATTCTCTATGAAGAGCCATATGTTAAATTAAATAGCAAGACCAAGTTTGTTGATCGTGATAAATCTTATTGCATTGATGCAAATTACTTTAAAGGTGGTAACTTAAAATCCTATTTTGAAAAAAGAAGAAGACAGTTAGTTTTCACTAACGATGAGAAAACCACTTATCGCAAATTGACACCGACCGAAGTAGAATGTCTTCAAACATTCCCAAAAGGATATACCGAGGGAATATCGAATACGCAAAGGTACAAGGCTTTAGGAAATGCTTTCAATGTTTTAACGATTGCAAGTATCCTAGCACCCTCTCGTTACCATTTTGAGATGGCCGTAGCATCTTATACCAAAAGCGTATAATGTTTAACTATAAAGAGGAGTAATAAAATGAAAACTTGGAGTATTCAACTTACTTTGTGCCGAATTTTTAATGGTACAAAAGAAGAAGTAGAAGCAAAAGCAAAGGAAGAATTTGAATGGTATGATTCACAGTATGATGGCGACCAAAATGTATTCTTTCCAAATGATGTACACATTGAGGAGGTAGAAAAGTGAATACAGAACTTTTACAATCACAACTTAATCAACACTATGACAATGAAGAGGTTGGCGAAAGTGCCTTTGAATTGTTTGAGTTTGAGGTCGCATCTGACCTTGGCAGCCTAACCAAGAAACAAAGATCAATACTTGACAATCTCACAACTTTCGACTTTGAGGCTATTGTTCGGTTTATCCAAAGGTGTGAAAAACTTTCAATGAATTTCCAATACAATGACATGGAATATGACTTCGATGAATATGTGGTAGAAACCATTGGGGATGCATTAGTCGTTTGCAAAAAGTGGGATAAGGAAAAAAATTCACAAAAAGGAGGAAACTAAAGTGGCTAAACATGACATAAATGGTGTTAAGTTTTCATACGAAAACAAGGATGTATTGGTCTTCCCAGAAGTGGAAGAGCCAAGCGAGAAAGATTATCTCAATTCAATCAAAGAAACTGCAACAGGATTGCTTGATGATTTAGCAGGGATTGTTGAGTTGGGTAAAGGGATGAATAAAGAAAAAATCAATTATTCATTTAAAAGTATTTTTAACGAGGAGAATAAACAATGAGTACTAAAAGTCAAACCCTAAACAATCTATATAAGAAATATGGATTAGAACAGGAAGATACATTTAAACACGCACACTATACTATTCTCACTAGAAGTGGTATTGAGAAAGTCCAGAGGGGATGTAATATCCAAGTCACCTACGAAGTTATAAAATGCGAACCAGAGTTTGCTTGTGTTAAAGCAACTGGCACTATGGGTGATGCAGTAATAGAAACCTTTGGGTCTGCCAAGAGAGGTAAAGTTCCAACAACTAAGGGCGATGGTAATACTAGTTCTTGGTATGTTATGGAAATTACTGAAAAGAGAGCAATGTCTAGATGTGTTCTCAAACTTGCAGGTCTATACGAACTTGGACACATGGGTGAAGACGAGTCAGAAGACTTTAAACCACCTACTCGCTCTCAACAAATCGGTTTAGAGGTTAGGAGATTGTGCGATGAGTTGAAAGATAACTCTTGCTCTATGGATAGAGCCAAGGAAATTGTTACTGAGATGAGAGAGAGGGAGGAAGAGAATCCTAACTCACCTTGGGTGGCAGTAATAGATGTTGCGATTGAACAGTTTGGTGATTTATCTCACCAAGAAACTTGGCATACAAACGATAAATTTTAGGAGAAGATGATGACATACTATAAATATCCAGTAATAGATAAAGATGACGATAGTCTAGTGGACTTGGCAAACAACATGGGTATCGAGGACTTATGTAAACTTATTAATATATTCCAAGATAGGATCTGTGTCTTTGATGCAAAGAATAAGATAGTCCATGAACTTCGTGATACGACTGAATATTTCTCTGCCGTTTTAAATGGTGCAGGAATACAACTATCAGTTAATGATGGTGAAGAATGAATATAGAACAAGATAAATTAGATTTGTGGGCAGAAATTAACAGACTTAGGACAGAAATAGAAATATTAACTGACTTACTTAAAACATTAGAAGAGAAAATAAATGTTTTAGTAAGAGATGCCCATTGGCGAAATAACTAATGATGATGATTGGGGGGTTGATGTTATCCCTAGAGTACTCTAAACGGCTAATTTACCTCTTTTATTAGCCGAACATCTGGTGCTTGGGTCTACCATTAAGTGACCCTTTTTTTTAATATAAGGAAATGATATGAGTGAATATGATGAAACAAATAAAGGTGCAATGTGGAAGAATACATCTGCCCACCCTAAAGCACCACTACTAAAAGGACACATAAACATAGATGGAGTTGTCCATAAAATATCTGCTTGGAAGTCTATATCTGAACATCCACAAGCACCAGTATTACAATTGAAAAAGGATGATGCTATGGAGGAGTCGAAGCCAGACTTGGTAGTTGTTAAAAAAGATGATGAAGACCTGCCCTTTTAATGGAGGGCGATATTGAAGTAATTGATGGATTGGAATATATCATCACAGAGATAATGCCTAATCAATTTAGACCTGTCCGTTTATTCACACTAACAGATGGGTCTAAGTGGACTGTTAAGTCTTTAGCAGCCTCATTATCTTCGACAGAAAGTTGTGCCAGGGCGAGGTTAAAATCCTCGCAAGACCCACTTAAAGTTTTCTGTCCTATAAGAAAGAGTATAAAAGGGGGAAGAGATGCCATTAACTTGAACATAATGATCAATCCTAAAAAATGGTACAAAGACCCACTCGTTAAACTAATGCTAAAAGGATAATTATGAAAATAGAATGCCCACATTGTAAAGAAATGGTTGAGGTAGGATCAGAGTCCAAAAAGCGACCAACCGATGAAGAGTTGATTGAGTTTGACATTTTCAGAGATGCTTGGCAAGGTAAGAAACGAGGATTGCTTACCGAGATGGACAACTTTGTTAAAAAACACAAAGACTGGCGAGATGTTTTACCTACACTCAACAAACTGTATCTTGATTATGAAGACACGAGATACATACCACACTTCCAGACATTTATTAATCAACGCAAATGGGAAATGTTTGGAACTAAACCTAGAATATCCAAACCTTATGGTGAGGAACATGATTGGAGGAAATAATGAGTATGAATTACCCAAGTGATTTTATGGAACACGGATATATCAGTAATTGTTGTGGTGCAGGAATAATTTATGGTGATATTTGTATGGAATGCAAAGAGCATTGTGATGCCGAAAGTGAGGACGAAGAAGATGAAGAAGATGAAGACTTATAATATAAGAGTACCCATCTGGAAAACAAGATCGATAGGAGTAGCGACCTATCGACCACCTTGCCTAATAGACATCACCTACACCAACACCAATGGTGAGAGAATTTATCCCGATACATACCTCGTAACGAAAGAATTTGCAGAGCAGTATCCTGTGAGAAAATTCGGCAAAAGTCCAGAAATGTACATAATTCCTATTAATAGACTAATTAAGACGAGCGAGGATTCGATTTAAGGCCCCTTAAAAAAGTTAGCAAGGGGTTTGCCTTACCCTTTTAGGGCGAAAAACCACATTAGGCTTATATTGGTTTGAACTACATTGGTGTCCATTTAACATAATTAAAGGAGAGAACATGAAACATAACTCAATAGATTCAGAGAGGTCGGTCGTTGGAGGGTTGCTGCTAGACCCTTGTGTTGACAGAGTCTTACCAACCAGACTGACCCATGAAGATTTTAGCGATGAGCGTTTGGGTTACATCTTTGAGTGTATCTTGGAGATGGCTAGAGATAAAAAACCAATTGATATTTTGACTGTTAGAGATTACATCGACTCTCAATACCAACCCAAGGTACGAGAGATCACAAGTAGTTCAAGTAGGTCATGGGTAGTTGACTTTCAAGATTTAGCAATGCTAAGTGAGAACTCAACTGGCACTTCAAATATTGAGGTGTATGCCAACCACATTCGAGAGGTTAGAATTAAAAATGAGATTGATGATCTTAAAAAAGATATTAATTACGATAATTATCAAGAAACAGTTTCTCAGATACAGACACTTGAACTGGAGATGGAATCCAAGAACGGCAATAGTATCTTCTCGATTGTTGGAAAAACAATAGACTACCTAGAGAATCCAAGCGAGAGTGGTTTTGGTTTATCTTCT